GGTCGAGTCTTTCACTTCAGCAATAAACTCTGTGCCCTCAGTGCTACGAACGCCGCCCTGGATAACCGGCACAACATTTTCTAGCTCTTTAGCGCCGTTGCCGTATTTGTCCAGGTCAAAACGACCGAGCATGCGGGGCGATAATTCACCGGCGGTAAAGTTCGTTTGGCGATAAGTAACAGGCATTAAAATGATCCTGTGTAGATGTTTGCATAGCGCGAATTAAGCAGCGGAGAGTCACCGAACGTTTGCTGTGATTCTTCTTGCCCATCGACTGCGCGTGCCTGCTTGAGCAGTCGAGCAGCTTCTGCGCGAAGCTCTTGCTTGAGTGACATCGATTTAGTGATGGGGTACGCGATAGCGCCAGCCATTAGCAATTCTGCGCACTCTACTAACAGCGCGTCCCAGCTAGACGGCTCTTCATTGCGAAATATGTAGCGCAGGTTTAGCGTGTCGGTGTTGACCAGAATCTTGCCGCCTTCCATGCGAAAATCGTAGTCGTTAGTCGGCACGTCATTGATATCGAGCGTTCGAAGCCAATCGGCCGGTAGCTGAAATTGTTTTGTGTAATTAAAAGCAGGAGCTGCAGAGAGCGGGGCGAGCTTCAAACGCTTAACAGCGCAGTTCCACGGATGTGATCGAAGAAGAGAATCGCGGATAGATGGCCAGAGATTTTCACAGAGCCGACCTCGTGCAATTTCGTTTGCACCATTGCCGTCGGTGAACGCGTTAATCGGATCAGCACCAATACGTAAAAGTGCGTTTGAGCAGATGTTAATAACACTCGCAGACATAATTTATACTCTTTAAAAAAAAGCCCACGAGCAATCCATCGCACGCGGGCTTAGTTGGCTTGCTAGAACCGACTAATCAGTCGTAGCGATTTCTACTTCAATGCGAAATTGCGCGTCGTCAGTTGGGTTTGCACTCAACAACGTTGCGTAAATCTCGACGCTTTCTGCAGTAACGTACTCATTACCCGCAGCAACTAGCGCGCCGTTGTTTGCTACTGTGCGACCAGCAGCAGCCACATCTAGACCATCCGCGATACCATCTACATCGATAACAGCTTTCGTATCAAAATTACGAATACCGATGTCCATAGTGACGCTTGTGCCTAGTGCTGCGTGACTTACAACGCTGCCGGCCAAAAAGCGGGTGCCCTTGGGTAATCGCATACCGCTAGCGATTGTATCGTTCTGTGCTAATGCAGCGGTCGCGGGTGAAGTGATGAGAACAACGCGTTTTTTGCCATAACTCTCGGCTTGCGTCATTTTTTTGCCTGCACCGGTTTGCGCGGTGACTTGTCGGCTTATGATTTCTGGCATGATAATTTCCTCTAACTAAAATGGGTTTAGGTGCTCCATCCGTGGAGCGAATTAATACTTACTGGTACGCGATCTCGACGATCTTATCTTCGTCGTTTCGAATCGCACCATACGACGCAGCCATACTGACCTGCGTGGTGTTTTTCTTGTCTCGACGAGGACCGACATCGCCTTCTTCGAAGCCTTTGCCGAGATGAATGCCGGACTTAGCCCACGCGAAGGAGTACCAAGTAGTGCCATCGTTGTCGAATCTTTCGTAAGGCTTCCACTTAAAGCCCATCCAGGAGCCAGACACATCGCCTTCTTGCAACATTTTCACTGCCATATAGTCGGCGCTTGTCAGCGTGGTATCAGCGAGAATGTCCTCGAGCATTTTTGAGTCATAAGCAAAGAACAGCTCTTCGCCGTTGTGTTGATCTGCCTCGTTCTGCCTGAACATTTTTTTGGTTTGGATGATTTTGGCTTTTGTCATGCCAGTACCACCATGCGCAATTTTCTGCGATGCTGGCAATATGACGTTTGAGCCATCCTTTTTGAGCGAATTGCCACGCGCAGCTGCATAGATCAACTGATCTTTACGCAGATTTGACGCAGTGATTAACCGCTGCATGTAATCGCCGTTAGGGTTAACTAACATTTTTTGCAGGTCAGCTTTATCAATCGGGAACGCTTGAAAAAAGTCTTTCATCAGACAATTACGCGTATCGTGATCGATATCAGACCAGACGGTATCGCCGTGGCGTGTGTTGTCCTCTTCGAGTTCGTCGATAGTGCCTAAACGGTTAGACGTGAATGATTCGCCGGTGATTGTGCCGCGATCTACGACGCAGCCTTGGAATCGGCTTTCGGTTTGTTGTGCATTTAAACGTAGCGTCGTGTCGAACTGTTGCACGAACGCATTAGGAATTGTGACTGGCATGGTGTGACCTCGTTGTTGGATTAATGAAAACAACGCCTCAGGGTGTCCGTTAGGGCCTGGATACTGATCTGCACCGGCTGCCGTGCATAATCAGGGTCATATTTCGGGTATCCACGTGACCAAGTGGGCCGATGTGGGGATACTAATTAGATGGGGTGCCGTGATCCCGTTAAATTGCAGGCAAAAAAAAGCGCCCGAAGGCGCGAGAGGTTGGGCTTTGATTGTTATGCAGCTACGCCGCCAGGGTGTTTAACGTCAAAATAACGTTTCACTTTAGCGCTAACCGCTACGTGGTCTGGATGTTTTTCATCTTTATAGGCAGCACTTGCCATGAGTGACTCGACTGATTCGCCGCCCAAAATGGTGTCTGGGTCGACGCCGCTGTCTTCATTCACTTCTTTACCCACGCGTGCAGCAAATTGGATGAAATCAGGGTCGTTGCCGTATTTTTCCATAAGCGAACCGAACTCTGAGTCGTTACTAGCGAAGGCTTTGAGCGCTTTAAACGCGAGTCCTGTACCGTTGCTGAACTCTTCGTCTGATTTCCAAACATCTTTTAACGCAGCGCTGCACGTTTCTTCTGTCATTGCGTCATTGGCGCCAATCAATTGCGGTGCCCATTCGTTGAACGCGTAGTCGAGCACGTCATTGAGCTGAGCATTGTTGATCCCTTTGGCGTGCATGCGCTTTAGAAATCCTTGCGTACTCTCATCAGCAATGAACTCTTCGGCATTAAAGTTCTCGCCCATTTTTTCAGCGTCGATCTTATAACCTGAAACCTCAGCCGGTGGTAACTCTGTGTCGCCCAGGCGTGTCTCTAATTGCTTATGAGCGTCTGCCATTTTTTTAGATGATGATTGCAGATCAAACTTTTTAGCGTCGCCTTCGCCTTCGAATACTTGATATTTTTCTGGCACATGGTCCCATTCGTTAGTCGCTGGCTCGTTATTTTTGCCACCGTTTAACACTGAACCGCCGCTGGCACCGCCTTCATTGCCACCGTCACCTCCGTCTCCGCCTTCACCGCCTGGATCATCAACAAAATACAGTGGTCGTAATCTAGTCTTGATTTTCATGATCTTTTACTCCATTAGATTGATTTATGCGAAGCAAGATAAAATCCAATACTTCACGTCGCCCACGATCTTCTGACATGTTGATCAGTCGATCGATACCAGTGCCTTTACGCTGACGCGTGAATCGCGCAACAAGGTCTTCTAATATCTTTTTGCCGACTCTGTGGTCGTCAAATATTTGGCCGTAATCGGCCGCTGTTGCTATTAATTGTGTTTCATCACTCATAGTGCTGGCACCTCCCAGCCGTCCGCGCCGAGCGTTGAATTTCTGCCAGTGTTGTCCGGTGTCTGTGAAGTTTCCCAACCGTCGACGCCTAATGTTGGTGTAGTGATTGAGCTGTCGTCTGTGCTCGCAGAAATACCAATGTTATTAATATTAGACAGAGCATTAACGGATTCTAATGTTGTGTAGCTCGTCCCTGCTTGTTCCCCGTAAGTAGTCAGACTGTTGAACGCGAATGAGACATCAATGACTGTAGCAGAGCTAGTATCAGATACCCCATTACCAACTTCAAATATCTTAGCTGCCGATTCGTCTACATCTCCAGTGATGTTTATTCCTACAAAGAACGTATCATCAGAGTAAAAATCAGCCCCTCCTGTTGTATCGTCAGCAAAAGATTGAATAAAGTTACCAGTAAAAGCAGCAGTGGATACTAAGGTTTCCTTATAAAAGCGGGCTCCCGCATACCCGCCTTTAGAGTATAAGTAAACTTTACTGCCGGATGTAGGATCAATTGAAATTGTATTACGGTAAGACAGCGCTCCAGATGCTTTAGTTAAACTACCTATAGCTACACCGCTAACTGTGTTGTTATATCTTGATCCTTCAGCGTGTATGTGGTTAATACCATGTATGGCGTTTACATTAACGCCTGTGTTAGAGCACGTTACCGTGTTCCCTGTAATATCACCGCTAGTATTGGCATACTGACCTGTTGTACCTTCAGCTCCGAGTAATATACCGAAACCTATTCCACTATGCGATGCAATGGTTAAATCATTATCACTGACCTCAAGATCTAAAGCGTCGAACTCTCTACCTAACATCATAATACCTGAACAACCAGTATTATTAGATGTGGAGATGTTAATAGTGTTGTTCGATACAGTTGAACCAGTAGGGGGGTTATCTATAAAAGCAAACCAGACCATAGAGTCGTCTATGTTTGTGACTTCTACTGTTCCTGTAACACCTGAAACATTGATGTTAGATCCTGCTGGATACTGATTAGCAGTATCTATATCAATAACCCCTCGACCAGAAACCATATTCATTTTTATGTTAAAAGCCCATGCAGATATATCTACTACGGCGGGCAGCGATGGATTATATAGAAGAGACGAAGATTGGAAATAAGGTCTATAACTATAAGCCTCGTTACTAATATCTACCATACTTCCATCAGCAGCACTCACTCCACCACCTAGTATATTAACCTGACCTGAGCCAGTCGCATCATAATAGCCATAACGTGTCGCTGAGTCGGCTGTGCCATCTGTGTTAGGAACAAAGCGAGCTTCGCAGTTAATTATAGATTGAGCTAATGAAGAATTACTCCCTGATGAGTAAATACCGTAGTACTTTTCAGGAGATGTCTTAATAATAATCTTACCGATTGTCCCTGTACGGGCTTCAGTACCGAAGTTATAACGTAAACCTTGTGTACTAGAACCTGAAAAAACCACAGTCGTTCCGTAGTCTGTTGAAGGTTGAATGTTAGAACTAGCGTGACTTAATATAAACCGACCATCTAAAGCAGTGAATTCATAGTCACCATCATTAATGAATAGTGTACCACCATCATATATGCTATTATCATATAGTTGAAACGCAGCATCTGCTGTTAGTTTAGGAGAAGCAGAGCTTTCCCCATCGTTTGCGTCCGAGGGTGTACCCCAGACGACACCACCATACGTTCCTGCGGGTTGGTTACTTAGATATATATCAGCCATCGTTTAATCCTACCGGTTATCATTCTTAATACGCCCAAGCTCTGCTATCTCTAATTTGTAAATCGAATAGAGCGGCTAAGAATTTCAGGCGCATCAGGTTTGGCTATAGTCATCGTGTCGCAAACAGGTTGCGATCTATCCGACTCTAAACCGTTAAACGCAACTGCTTCAAAGCAGTACTCCTGCCCAATCTCCATAGCGAACGGAGTGTCAAACTCTGTAAGCGCTGATGAAACTAATAGCCCGCCACCTACTACGTATATTCGATAGTCAGTGACAGGAAAACAAAGGCCTTCACCCTGTACGCAGGTCGCTACTGGCCCAACACTAAAATCAAGTGTCGCGTCTACGCTTTGTGCGCTTACTTGTACCGACATGCACAGCGCCAAAACGAGTATTAGCTTTAATAA